GTGAGACGTACAGACAGGCGGCGGCTGAGGTAGAACGGTTCTCGCAATCATTAGAGGACAATACGATCCAGTTCAATGTTGATGGACTCACGCAAGGGCTCGAGGAGGCGAAACAGGCGTTTAATCTTGCGGCTCAGGAGAGCGCAAAGGAGGCGATCGCACAGTACGACCTTGTTTTCGCCAAGGTCAAGGACACCGGTGATAAGACCGCCGATATTTTGAAAAACGTGGCGAAAGAGGTTGGCAAGGGAGCGGAGGAAGCGGGAAAACAATTTAACGCCATGGAGGAGTTCGCCAAACAATCCGCTCGGAATATGCAGAACGCTTTTTCAGACTTTTTCTTTAAGGCATTTACTGGAGAACTTCGCAGTATCAAAGATGTGTTCGCAGATTTCGGCAGGGCGGTCTTGCAGATGATCTCAAACATCTTGGCGAAGCTGTTGCTTATCAAGATGTTTACCGCTATGGCAGGCGCTGGCGGCACGATATTCGGTGTGCCAGTGGCGAGTTTGTTCCATCAGGGCGGTACCATTCAAAGGCGCAACCGGGCGTTTATCCGTGCGCATTCTGGGCTCGCCCCCGATGAGGTGCCGATCATAGCGCAGACAGGCGAGGGAGTGCTTTCCCGCAGAGGGATGCGAGCGGTAGGTGGGTCGGATAATTTACGGGCGCTCAATAACGGCGAATCTATCCAAGGCGATGGGATCACTATCAACGTCAATCAGGTTATTCAGGCGTGGGACGCACAGGACGTGTGGAGAAATCGCAAGATGTTATCAAACGCTATCGCCGATGACATTTATAACAACGGCAAGATTCGTTCGGTGATCAGGAGTTACACATGAGTGATTTCACGTATTTGCCGGATTTTGTTTTTGAGGAAACGCTGGAGTACAAGACGCTTATTTCGGAGTTCGAGAGCGGTGCGGAGCAACGCAGACGAAAATGGGCGGCTCCGCTACGTAAGTGGCGGCTGAGATTTAACAGCCGGGTGAAGGCTGACATGCAGTCGGTGCGGGAGTTTTTTAAAAGCAAATACGGGGCGTTCATGGCGTTTACTTGGACGAACCCGAATGATTTGGTTGAGTATTCAGTGCGATTTGTGGAAGACAGTTTTAAGTTCACTATGAAAGCGCACGAGGTTTATGACTTTGAGTTTGATTTGCAAGAGGTGAAGTAATGCCCAGAGATGTTGATCTAACGTTTAAAGAAGAAAAGGCGAAGCAGGAAAATGCTCCGATATTCCTTTACACGCTTGAGGCGTATGACGGGGTTAATGATCTGCGTCTGGCTGGGTTTGATCAGGATGTTACGTACGACGGTGTGCTTTACTCTAAATTTCCTATAACGCATGAGTTTATAGCGGAGAACAATCAGGGTCAGATTGAACAGGTGAAGGTGAGGCTCGGTAACGTTTCACGGCTTATTCAGCTTTATTTAGAGCAGTTTGATTTTAGGAGCAAGAAGGTCGTTATTCGTATGGTTTGGGCTGATCAACTGGCGGATCCGGACGCTCATATGGATGACGTGTTTTATATCGACAATTACTCGGCTGATCAAAAGAACGTTGAGTTCACGTTGACCGGCAAGTTTGACGTGTTGGGTGTGGATTTGCCCGCACGCAGGTATGCCCGAAATTATTGCGCTTGGAAATTCAAGTCAACGGAGTGCGGGTATGTGGGAGGAGAGAGCGCATGCAACAAGACGAAACAGCGGTGCAAACTGCTGGAGAATTACCATCGGTTCGGGGCGTTTCCGTCTGTGCCATCAAGACGAATTTACGTGATGTAGAGAAACGCATGGTTGAGAAATATCTCGGCGTTTCCTATCGGCACAGAGGACGCTTGATGGAGGGGCTCGATTGTTGGGGCTTTCTTAAATTGGCATACGCCGACTTAGGAGTCAGTCTTTTTGATGTTGAGGACTTGGAATACAGCAAAGTTTGGGGGATTAAAGGCAAAGATTACTTTAAGGATAACTACGCCCATGATTGGGAGAAGGTGAGCGATCCACAGGTTTTAGACGGCATTTTGTTTGTTAACTCAAAGGGGATCGCTAATCATGCGGGCATAGTTTTAAGCAACAGGCGGTTCATTCATTGTTGTCGGCAGGGCGTGATCGTGTCACGGCTTGATGATGTTTCATGGGTTAAAAAGATTGAAGGGTTTTATAGGTTAAGAGCATGGTCATAATTCGTAACATAGCCAATCCGTTTAAGACTGAGGACGCAGACGTCCGGGAGTTTAAGTATTCCCGGAGCAAATGCGTGCGGGATTATCTTGATGAGGCGGGTGTTGACTATCAAGGCAAGCGGGTAATTGTTACCGGAAAGCGCATTGAGGATTTATCAGTGCGACTTGATAACGGGGATGAGATTGTGGTTGTGCCGGAAGTAAAAGCTCCGGTTGTAGCGGTTGTGTCGTGGATTATTTCCGCTGTCTGGGCGGCGGCCGTGGCGCATCCTTTTTTGTTCACGTTCTTTGTACTTTCCATGGGCTATTCGATTTATCAGTACATGAACCAGCCAAAGATGCCGGATTTCAATTTGGGGTCAGGAACGGGTATGGATGAGGGATCGCCAACATATGGCTGGGACGGCGTGCAGACCATTCAGGAGGTCGGCGTTCCGGTGGCGGTAGTCTACGGCAGGCATCGCATAGGCGGCAATATTGTTAATCAGTTTTTATGGGAGGACGGTGATAAGCATTATCTCAATATTCTGCTCGCTCTTTGCGAGGGCGAGATTGAGTCGATTGAGGAGATAGAGCTAAACAACAATCCGATCGGTAACTTTGACGGCGTTTCTTTAGAGAAGCGTTTCGGAACAAATTATCAGAGCATGATCTCTAATTTTGAGGATCTACACAATGTTTATCCGGTCAACGCCAATCTGACGCAGAACAATCCGTATGTATATACCACAATCGATTCCGACGTCGAGGCGTTTGAGATTCATTTAAGGCTTAGTAACGGGTTATATCAGCAGAACTCGGGTTCCGGTGATATCCAAAGCTGGAGCGTGACTTACCGAGTTGAATACAAACTTCATTCAGAAAGTGTTTATATCGACTTGGGAGAGACGACGATATCAGGGCAGTCACGCACAAGTGTCCGGCGTGTGTTCAGAAAAATAGGGCTCACGCCCGGGCAATACGATATCCGCATTACCCGCACCAGCGAGGACAGTTCGCTTCAACCGTTAAAACAAGGCGATCTTACGCTGTTTCAAATCGACGAAATTAAAACCGATGATTTGGTTTATCCCAACACCTCATTGCTCGGGCTTCATCTCTTGGCGACAGACCAGTTGAGCGGATCAACGCCGAACATAACAGCGGTCGTGGAAGGTAAAAAGGTTTTAATCCCGGATGTGCGCAACGCAGGAGCGTCGGTTGATTGGGAAGATTATTACTGGGATGGGAGCGATTATCGGTTGTTCGCTGATGACACGCTTCTCTCTTGGGATGGCGTTACATATGTTTTGAAATACTCAGCGAATCCGGTGTGGTGTTTGCGGGATCTCGTCATAAGCAAGAGGTATGGTCTTGGTGAATTTATTCTCACGGACAATTTGGATAACGCCTCGCTTCTTGAGATGTCGCAGTATTGCGAGGAGAAAGTACCGGACGGTCAAGGTGGTTTTGAGAAACGGTTCAGAATGGACGTGGTGGTGGATAGCAATCATAAGGCGTTGGATATTTTGATTCAGCTTTGCGCCACATTTAACGCCATGCCGGTATATAGCGCAGGGGGTCTCGCATTCAAGATTGATAAACCAACGCTTCCAACGCAGTTATTTGGTATGGGCAATATCGTCAAAGATTCTTTCGCTCAGAGTTGGAAAACGATGAAAGAAGTGCCGAATGTGATCGAGGTGCAGTTTACCGATAAAGAAAAAAACTATCAGCAGGAGACAATCGCCTACATTGATGAGGAATCACTGGCTTCGGGCGAACCAATGCGCAAGAGCCAGATTCGTTTGTTTACGACTGGGGCTAGTTACGCCATTCGTGCGGCACGATACGCTTTGAAGGTCGCTCGGTATATCAACCGATCAGTCGCTTTTAAGGCGGGTATTGACGCTGTGGCTTGTCAGGCGGGGGATATTATTTCTATCTCGCATGATGTTCCTCAGTGGGGTTTCTCGGGCAGGGTGCAGGATGGTAGTTCAGCCACGCTTATTAAATTAGACCGGGCGATGATTGTTGAGGACGGCAAGTCCTACAAGATACAGATTCGATTTAGTGATGACACGATTGAGGAGCGGCTTATCACCTCGCCAACGGGAACGCATACCGAAATCGCTTGTGAGGCGTTCTCCGATGATCCGCAGGTGTTCGATGTTTATGCTATTGGGGAAACAAACAAGATAAAAAAAGATTTCCGGGTCGTATCAGTTCAGCGGGAAGGCAAGCATGAGGTTCAGATATCGGCGCTTGAGTATAACGAGGCGGTGTATGACGATTCGGACATCATCTTGCCGCAAAATAATTATTCATCTTTATCGAGTGAGATTCCAACGGTCAACAACCTTAGTTTGACGGAGTCGCTCGTTAAGAAGACAGATGGAACGATCGAGAACGCAATTGACGTTTGGTTCGACCGCCCAGCGTATGTGGATCATTATGTCAAGTCATACGCCAAGGCGAAAATTTATTTAAGCGATGATAACGGTCAAAGTTGGCGTGCGAGAGGCGAGACCACAGGAACGCAGTTCCGCATCATTGGTGACATTGTTGATGGGCATACCTATAAGGTCAAGGTGACTTCGCTTGATTCATTAAACGAGGAGAGTTCGCTTGCCACGGCGCCAGAGAGCGAGATCACGGTTGTGGGTAAGTCAGCGCCGCCTTCCGACGTTCCTTCTTTTTTGGTTAACCGCAATAGGGACATGCTGTATCTCGGATGGACGCCTATCGCTGACGTTGATGTATGGGGGTATGAGATCAGGAGAGGGCTTGATTGGGAGAGCGCTGAGTTTATCACGCTTCAACAGGGGACGCATTATCTCACCAAGGATGTTAAAAGAGGCGTTGGCCAGCGGTATTGGATTAAGGCAATAGACACGTCCGGTAATTATTCCGTGAACGCAAAAGAGGCGGTTGTGACAATCACGGAGATTCCGTTCAGAAATATCATCGCTGAATATCA